GATTGACGTAGCTGCGACGATTCATGTCGCAGATTATTTAGACTGGATGAGAGTTGGGGACCGAGTTAGCTGTTGTCCGTAATATCGCACTCGCATCCGTTGTGGATTGGCGGCGACGTGATGTCGGAGTTGACGCTAAACACCAACCCATCAAACGGTTCACAAATTTCGCACGGTGAGCTTACGACCCAAATCAACGAGGACACGCCAGCAAGCCCGTAGACGGCACGAGCGAAAACGTTGATGCCCTTCCGGGACTCCTGTGCGCTCACCTTGTCGGCTCTGGATGGAGATTCGTCGGTCCTGCCGTTTTCCCACTGGTCGAAGCGTTCTTCCAGGTCGGAAACAATGGCGTCATCGCCCTCCGCACTGTCCATCACGTCAAGCAACTGGTGGAGAGACGAGTGAACGTAATCACGGACCCAAATTCTCGTGTAATCTTTCTTGATCTTGGCGATCTGATCGTCGGCGAAGTTCGTATCGAGTTCGGCTTCCATCAACGGCTGAAGTTGGTTGAACAAGATGTCTACGGGCTTGGTCAGTTGGTCCCCGATGAAGCTCTGAAGCTCTCCCGAATACAGACTTTTCAGCCGATCCGCAAGATTTTCCTTGCTTCGTTTGCCCATTATCGACTTGGCATCCTTCATCACGGCGCTTTTTTCCTTGCGGATACAGCGTGCAACGGCCTCCGAAAATAGGGGTTGTACAGCCGCACCGACCGTCTTTCGATTCGCCAGAGAACGTTTCTGAGGCTCTGAAAGTGGTTTCTGGATGCGTGTAGAAGCTCTCGTCTGTGTTTCGGTGATCGGAGTCAGCAAGCGGGTGGGATTGGTGTCCATAGCAGGCGGCTGAAGTGCGCCTTGGTTCGGATTCGTCGGCTGATTCGCTCCCGGCACGTTGTCCGTCGTCAGATTTGTCGGGGAAAATGGCTTATCGGAGACCTGATCGTTATAGGGCGGCATGTCTTCAAAAGCACGAATTTCATTCCGAGTGTAGATGCCTGTTTGAAGATACTGAACGTATTGAAGCGTCTGCTGTTGTGTGTCGGCACGGAGCAAGCCCTTCGTATTGAACTTGATCTGATAACGAAGACGATCATTGTCACTCAGCAGATCACGTTCGAGCCGTTTTTCCAGTTTCACTACGATTGGGCCGATGGTGTCCTGGAAATATGCGATGCGTTCGGCTTCGGTCTGCGCTCCATTCGATGTTTTGCTAAGAACGTTCAGCTTGGATGTGGGAACACGCCAGAATCGGGCAATGTCCAAGACCTGTGAATCTCGGATTTCGGTGACTTGCGCCTGCTGGTAGTTCGCTTGATAACTGGAAACTTCATATCCAAACGGCACATACAGGCCACGGCGAGTTTTTGCGCCTTCGATCTGGCTTTGTAGGAGATGCTTTTCCTTTTCGAGTTCACCCTGACGGAGAGTTTGCAGCCGTTCCAACGCTTTTTCGGGCGGAAGATGAATGATGTAATCGGGCCTTACCCCGTCGCCAAAGTTCTCAAGAAGCATCTTTTCTTGTGTCATGGCGAGTCGGATGGCCTGTTCTGCACACCAAACAGGCGACGTGCCGCTGATGTCGTCAAATCCCGGCCAACGCAAGTGGATCACGTTGTCCGCTGAAATCAATCCCTGAGATTGCCCGAGCGCATAGTATTCGTAGAAGAGTTCCCCATCGCTTCGGAGCGGCGTCACACGAGGAGCGCACATCGGCCACAAGCCTGTGATTCGTCCACGAGTGATTTCCTTCTCAGCCAGACCGTTCCCCCAAAGCAAGAAGTTGACCAAGAACATTTCGAGGAATTCGACAATGGTTTGTTCGTCGTTCGGACGGTCGAGCACTTTGGAGATCGGATGATTGACGGCTTCCTTTTTCGTGGTGGTATCAATCAGCTTTAGAGGCAGCGTTGAGATCGTTGTTGCGATCAAACTTACGCAGAAATTTACGACGGAGTTGCGTAGCGCCAAATTTGGGGCTGGAATGGCCGTGAGATACTGATGCGATCCGCCTGCGAAACCTGCTGTCATAAGAGCCAATTCGGATGCCGAGTCCAAGCGCTTCTGTGGCTTAAAAATGTTGGTGATGAGTTTACGAATATCCACATGACGTATTTAGGGTTGCCGTCTCTTATGCAGATTTGAGATTTGCGTCAGGGAAGAACCAGGACAACGAACTTTCGGAAGGCGTCCGCTGCTGGTGTCGCATGAAGGTACCGAGGCACATCAACAGAGCTTGGATGCCGTCGATCTTGCCTTTTGCCTTCTTGTTGGGCTTGCAATTCAGGTTTTCATCTTCCTTGGCGATCAATTGAGCCGCTTGCCATGTGAGGATTGGGTTGTTTCCGTGGATAAGACGACCATCCAAGACCAACACTTGCAGTTCCTTCATCGGAGCCGTCATGTTTCGGATGCCCTGGTCGAATTCGGAAACGTCGTAGCCCTCTTGAGTGAGATCCTGAATCAGGTAGTCCGCCCGATAGCGGTCGTAGGCGACTTCCTTGATGCTGTACGTGCTCGAAAGCTCTTTGAGCTTGGCGAGTATCAAGTGGTAGTCGATGTACTTCCCCGGCGACGTGTACAGAAGCCCTTTCTTCACCCAATCCTCGTAGGGCATTCCATCTTTGGCCGCACGTTGCCTGAGTCCGTCTTCGGGAACCCAAAAGTACGGTCGGACGTAGTAAATGTGGTTTCCGTCGCTCTGTTTCTGGTCAAACATGAGCACAAGACTGCAAAAATCCGTTTTCATCGCCAGATCCAAAGAGGCGATTACAGGCAAACCGACCAAATCAACATCATTGATCGTGGTCGTTTGCGATCTCCAGGACGCCATGTTGAGAAACGCAAAGCTGGAACCGACCCACATATTGAGCGTCTTTCGCTTGAACTTGTGCATCTCGTGGTCGCTGACCAGCCCTGCTTGGTACTGCGATTGCAAATTTTCCACAGGCAGGAAGCCTTCGGCGACGAGCGGATTGACTCGGACCCACTCTTCCGGCTGGTCCCACTTGGCCGAATCCGCTTCGAGGACAAAAGCGAACAGTTCGTCGTCTTTCACTTCGCCTGAAAGCACCTTTTTGGCGTGCGAAACTTGCTCGAACAAGATTCCTTCGTTTTCGTCGGCGGAAGTCGAAGTCATCAGGAACAACGGCTGCTTTCGTGCGCCTGAGCCAGATGTGATCGAGTCCCACAAGACACGATGCGTCTCTTTCCAGCGTCCAAGCTCATCTCCGCAGATTAGGGAAGGATTGAGACCTTCGGCCTTGTCGCCTCCCTTCGTGAGCGCTTCGATTACGGCGTGCTTCTTACCGTTCCGGTCGTAGTAGATCGCCTCTTTGCGATTGGCCGAATCCCTGACGACGAAATGCCGATTCAAAAACGGATCGGCTGCGATCATCTGTGAAATGATGTCGAAGATGATGCCAGCCTGCTTTAGCTGCGTTGCGGCAATGTAGATTCTTGGGTTGGGTTCACCGTCAGCAACAGCGTGAAACAGACATAGACTTGCAACGTATGTGCTCTTCGCCGATTTTCTTGCGACTTCGATCAGCGCACGGCGATATTTCCGGGTGCCCCTATTGTTCTGGATTCCGTAAATTCGCCGGGTCCATTGCTCATGAAACTTTGGTAGCTTGAGGCCGATGCTTTCGTAACAGGCTCGTTGGAACTCTACGACACGATCAGCCTTGCGTGCGGAGTACATCAGTCAGCAAGAGCCGCAATTCCTTTCGCTTCTTCTGGCTCTTCGGTCGTAATGTTCTGTGCTGCGATGCGGCTTGCTGGCGTCATCAGAAGAATGGCTTTCAGTTTTAGAATTCGGTCCGATGCTTCCCGGTAGATCTGGTAAGCCGGATGCTTCTTGCGAGACCCTTTGGCGTCGTCCACGAAAACTCCGTCACTGGAAATGGCGTCAAATGCTGCGTCCCGAAGCTGGATCGTTTTCATGTAGTCGATGACCGACGAGCCGTCAGTCGCTACGAGATATGGATTGGAAATGATTTCCAGCCACTCGTACTCTTGAGATGGCGTGAGGTTCGCTGGCTTCATCGGTGCGACGAAGTTGCGGACTTGGACTTTCTGTGTGCGGACGGGGCCAGGGCGTGCGTTCATGGGAATATTTAGCGGACGCAGGCAAGCCAATCCCAAAAGCGCTCGTGACGATCAATTCGATGTTTGCGATTGCCAAGCGCTTTTCGGCAATGTTCCGAAACAACTTTGGTGACGGTATGCCCTCAAAAACTGCTACGCAGTACGTTTGAGACCAAGCGTTTCATTCCATGTGGCCTTCGAGTGACAAGACTTACACAGACAAGCTGTTCCGCTGATCGTGAAGACTTCGCTATCGTGGCGTAGCGGTTCGATGTGATGCACTTCGGTCGCATCGGCCATCAGACAGCGTTCGCAAATAGGATTCAGTGCCAGCCGTCTTCTACGAAATTGCCGCCACCCTTTGCTGTTGTAAATCTTCGTTCGTTCTGCGTCATGCGTGTAACGGTGTTGAACGAGTGCGTGTTGTTGGCAACGGCCTCGTGAGACCGCTTCATGTGGGCAGAGCGGTGACGAACAGTATTTGATTCTTCGACCTTGCACACACGTATTTACTTCTTGCCTGCTGGTGCGACGTGACGGAGACATCTGAAGCAGATGTCCCTATCAACGTCGGGCGACGAAGCCGAGGCACACACTCGTTTCGTAGCTCTTCGTATTCACGGTTGGTGATCATTGCAGGCACACAGTTGTGACCGTGCATCCTCGGGCGTGGGCGTTTTGACCTGGGGCCTGAGAAAATCATAGGGGGAAGGATGTGGTGGGGAGTGAAAACAAATAGGGGTGGGTGTTTTTGGCTGGCTGTATGGAAAATCATGGCCCCATTTCGTGTGCGGCACGACCATAATCGAAAACTGCGGTTTGATAGAATCCGCACATGACCTCCAACCCGGACGGAAATGACGTTTACGACCCGGATAGTCCTGACGCTGAAGTGGAAGAGGCCCTATACTTCAAGAAGTACAACGAGCGGTTTGAGAAATGGCCCTATCGTCAGGCGTTCTTTGCACCGTCAAAGGAATGGCACGTTGACGCCCTGTTTGCTGAGGGCTACCTAGAATCCGCCACCGTTCTCTTGAGTGGAATCACCAGCGGTCAGTTCCCCCAAGGAATTCATGGAGTCGCAGCCGTCTTCCTTTGTCGGCATTATTTGGAACTTCAGTTGAAGTACACGCTGTACCACTCACGTTGGCTGAAGGACGGAAGTACCAATGCTGCAAACGAAGAGATCGAATCGGTGGGTAAGGACCATCATCGGCTTCAACCATTGTGGACAAGGTTGCGTTGCGAACTTGAAAAGAAGAAGTTGACGTATGAGCTTGACCTTCCCTTCGTAGGGCAGTTCGTGAAAGAGTTCGACGCAATTGACCCGAAGGGGATGCGGTTCCGCTATCCGGGGACACAGCTTCCGGTTCAAGGAAAATCCCATGAAGCCCTGGGAATCGACTTCGCCATCTTAGCGTCGAACCTGAAGCACGCATCAGAAGTGCTCGATACGCTAGATAGGAACCTCAT